TCCACTTGTCACCCCTTCCCATTGTGCGCCAGTTCTATTGTCCACCCAATAAAACCTACCTGCATCATTTAAAAGGTAATTATTTGTTCCTATTGTTGGGTTGAAATTTGTGTCAATGTAACTACTTGTACCGTTACCAGTAAAACCGCCATTAGTTGAAAAGGTAGGACTATTTACCGCAGTATATTGCGTTAACCTTTTCCAATCTATTAACGCAAAATCACTATTTCCATCAGTTGCAAATAAGGCAAATGTATCTAAATGACTCCAAATACCGCCATTTTTTAAATCAACAAGTAACTTGTTTTGTTTAGTTTGCTGCGATGCACTTGGTAGGGTATATCCTTGCGTAATGGCATAGTTAATAACCGCTTGGTAGTCAGCATCAAAGCCACCAAAGCGTTGCCGTCCTACTCCAACCCCAATTCCCACAAACATTGTTTGTTGTAGGCTATAATTGAACCGCTTGTTAAGGTAATAGAGCTTATGTACCTTCCATCAGGAACACTAATATATACCCCACTTCTTAAAGTTACACCTGATAAACCAAGTGCGGAAAGTATGCTACTATCATTTTCGTCAAGAATCGCAGATACTACCGCATCTGAATTTACAACAAAACCACGAAAAGTACCAGTATTGGCACTTGTGTTAGAGATCACACGACAACCGGTGTAACCTGCACTAAAACTATTTGAACTACTCATAAATTTTTTCTGTTAAATTAGGTGTATATGATGTTGTGCTAAAAGAATCGTTTACTTTTAAAATTCCCTCTTCAACTAACTCATCCGCTAAACTTGGATTTAAGTTGCTTGGGGATGTTTGAGCGTAAACTTTATACATAAATTCCCCTGTGTACAATTCAGCAGTAACACCCTCCTGAAAGACAAACTCATTGTAACGCTCTTTGTAAGAGCTAACGTCAGGCATAATAAAATTACTAATCGTATTGCTTTGGCGTTGTGTAACGCTAAATAAATAGGTAGGGTTGGCGATCGTTGTCTTTTCAGTCAACGTCAAGTACCAACTTTTAGTTTCATCCTTATTTACTTGTAGCATTTACTTATATATAACAAAATCGAGATATTGGCAAACAAAAAAAGGGAGACCGAAGCCTCCCCTTTCCCAATGAAAGAAAACAATATTAGATACCCAAAGCAGTCACAACAGAAGCTTGCAATTTGTAAGGTGCTTCAGCCTCAATCGCACTCAAAGTGAAATTGTAGCCGTAGTTGTCACCCATTGCAGTACCGGTCTCTTGCGTCATCGCTGTGATGTCACAACCGTACTCTTTACCTACAAGCCAATAGTTAGCGTTGTTGTCTTCTACTACGCAAAATACACGATTTTGAGCAAGAAGTTTCAACTCGTTACGTTTAGTTGTTGCCAACTTTCTTAAACGTGCTACTACGTCAGTCTGATTAAATACAGTTCCGTTTTCTTGTGAAACGTTAGTAGTGGTAGTCATAGAACCAACACCCTTTGGCATCTCGTATGTGTATACGCTGCCAGAAGCGATGGTAGTTGCTGTAACCTCTCCACCGCTAACGGTAAATCCTGTTGATGCAAAGTCTACCAAGTGGATAGCTTTAACGCCTCCTACTGAATCTTTGCAATCTAAAGTAAAACCTGCGGTTAAGTTACAAGCCATTTTCTACCTCCTTATGCTTTTTTGAACTGAACGATTTGGTCAGGAAACGCAATCTGAACACCAGCCTTCAACGCAGCGCGGAATCTTACTTCATCGTTATCACGAGAGTAGAAGATTTGGTAGTTTTCGTACTCGTTTGCAAGGTCAGTACCCATGTAGAAGTTACTCAATTTACCCAAGTACATTCTATCAGTACCGTTCAAACCACCTACAGCAATCATCTTGATGTTGGTTGCAGGAATAGTGATTTCCATTCCTTCGCTTTCAGCAGCGTAGTGGAATAAGTTGCTATTGCGAAGAGCAGTAGTGTACTTTTTGTAAGTGTCAATACCTACCCAAAGAACCAAGTCATCAGCATCTGAAATGTCAGCAGGAACAACTGCGTACATATTGTCAATCAAATCTTCTACGTTTGCAATGGTGATTGCAGTTGCAGAAGAAGTGTTACCTGCTACGGTTGAAGCAGAAGCAGCATCGATGATTTTTACAAATCCGTCAAAACGGTTAGTGTTAGGGTTAGTATTTGAAGTAGCAGTATCACCTTGCCAAACAGCAACTTCTAACAATTTAGCGATGTTGTTTGCTTTGTCTCTACCGATTTGCTCTTCAAAAGGAAGTTCAGTTGCAGAACCTGGAGCGATTTGAGTCTGCATCCACTTTGCTTCCAAAGTTTTAGGACACATAGTCTCTTCAACTTTCATAGCACCTACGGTGATAGTACGCTGTGTGAAAGTAGTAGTTCCACTTGGATTGTACCCACAACCGTCAGCTTGTAGGAATACTGAAGTAGTTAAGATGTTCAAAGCCTCTGCAGACTTAACACCTACTTGAACTTGACCTGCTGCTTGTAAAACTGCTGCGGTCTTGCCACCAAACAAAGACTTAAGTACTAACTCTGTAGACTGCTCGTTGGTGTAATTTGCTAATCCTGATACGTTAAATGCCATGATTTTTATTTATTTTTTAGGGTTTGTGCTATTTTCATGATGTTTGCGAATTGCTCTTCTTTCTTTGAAAGTTTTGCAGGTGCTTTAACAGGCTCTTCAGATGGTAATTCTGCTACTTTTTCAACCAAGTCAACGGTCTTTGAAAAAACCTCTTTCATTGAGTTGAATTTAGCCTCTTGTTCTGCTGCTTTCTTTTCGATTGCCTCTAAACGAGATACAACCTCATTGAACTTGTCTAACAAAGAGTTGAAAGACTCAAGCGATGCAAACTCATTAGCTTCGATAGTAACTTCTACCTCTGCTTCAGTTTCTACGATTTCGGTAACGATACCTCCTTCAGTAGTTACAAGCATTCCGCCTTCTACTTCGTGAGTTGCGTCAGGAGCAGGAATAAGACCTTCGCCAGTTTGAACAAAGATTGCAGTACCTACTGCTAATTCGCCGTCCCAAGAAATAATAGTGCCATCTACAAGTGTGGCTTCTTCTAATTTGACATCTTCACTTTTTGGCATCTCACCAAATAGTAGTTGTCTGATTTCTGAAATAACTTCTTTTGAATTCATTTTATATTTAATTAGTGGTTTACTTATTTTGGCTCAATTTTTACCGTTCCATTTCTCAAGGATGCGTTTCAACTTACTCACCATAGCATTGGCAATCTTGTCTTCTGTAGACTCTTGGAAGTCAAACATACCCTCTACTGAAAAGCCTTTGAACTCGCCTTCTTTGACTCTTGCCCATATTTCATCATCGTTAACTATGTACGACAAGAACCATGATCCATCAGCAACTTCTTCGTAACCTTTTGGCGGCATAATACCTCTTTCTCTGTCAACGATAAAAGACTCAAATAGAGATAGCCCTTTTACTGCTTTGTCGTGATGTATGTTAACAGCATCGTACTTATCACCTCTTGCCCATTTCTTTGCAATTTCAAAAATGGTTTCTTTATCAAAAACTACATAGTACTCGCCTCTTATTTCGTCATAGCGGTAGATAGGTAAATCAGCAATCATTGCAGCACCAGAGATGATTCTCTTTTCTTCGTTCTGAATTTCAAAACGTGCCTTTCTTGCTTTAGTTAACTCTAACTCTTCAAGTTTGCGTTCAGTCCATCTTAACATCTCTTCTCCACCCCATAAAAGGTAAGAAATAGTACCACACGCTTTGGTGTCTTGTGGATTGTAGTATTCTTTAGCTCTTGACAAATAAGAATAAGTACGTTTGATTGTTTCTATTGATAGATTCTCGTTTGCAACTAATTGCCTTGCTCTGTTCTTTCCCACTAACGTAGCACACTCATTCCCGATTGCTTGGTTAAGGTTTATTCCTCTCTGTGCGTTTTGAGATGCTGCTTTTGGATAGTCGTTAAAAAATAGTTGCTTGTCAAAGTATTGGAAGTCTCTTTCTATCGCAGGGTTAGTCACAAGAGATACAAATTCCACACCTGTTTCATCGTCTGGGTTGATAATCAGTTTGTAAACGGGTAATTCCATTTTCTATAATTAGTGATTTGTTTTAATTGGCTCAATTTTAACCACCTAACACGCTTACTGATTGGTTAGATGCTACTCTTTGCTGTGTTCTTGTGATATCGCCTTCAAGAACGTATACTTTCCTATTTTGAGTTAAAATGTCACCTGTTTGAGGCAATGATGAACTTCTTATAGTTGCACTTTGTATGCTTTGCTGTCCAAAACTTGTTTGAGGTGCTGAACGATTAAACTCTGTTCTTTTGATTGCTGCTACTCGTGCAAGACCAGATGCAACTGCTGCTGCTGCTGCAATGGTTGCTCTGATAGGTGAGTCAGGAGTTAACGTCATCTGTGAGTTGTAAGCTTTCTGTGCTGCGAAGTAGGTATCAATTAAAACTTGAGCAATATTGAACGCCTTTTGTACTTTAAAATATTCCTCTGACTGCTTGGCTTGGTTGCTTGTAAATGCGTCAGTTAGATTTGTAATAATAGAGAAAGTCTCTTCTACTAATTTCTGCTGTTGATCTAAACGATTGTTTAAATATTGTAACTCTAATTCTCTTCGTCTTTTTTGATGCGATGCGTCTTGTTCTAATTGTAATTTGTCATACTCTGCTTCAGTTATTAGCTGCATGTCAAGAGCGTTCTCAAGCAATTCTCTTTCTTGTTTAAATTGCTCTGATAACTCGTTAAACCTTAAAAGAAAATCAGCCTTTACATTATCTTTAGAATCTGCTTGATATTGCTTTTGTAAATCAGTTAACTGCTGAAGTCTATCTTTGTTTGCTTGTATCTCTTGAGCTTGTAAGTCAAATAATTGCTTATTTACCTCTTCTCTATTTTTTACTCTTTCCTTTTCTAAATCTCTTAAGCGTTTATTCTCTTGCTCTTTAGTTACTATGATGTTATTGGAAGCATCTAAAGCAGCCTTTTGCTGTGCAGCGTAACCATCTTCTGACTCTGATAGAATATTAAGTCTTTGTTGCTCAAGTTCTGCTTCTGCTTCTGCAATCTTTAGTCTTTGTTGAAATAATGCTGCTTCGCTATCACCTCTTGCCTCCATTTCAGCAAGTTGTCTATTTAATGAATCAACTAAAGCCTCTTGTAATTTTATTCCTTCTCTTGCTTTGAAATTGGTTAGACCTAATTGATCTGTAAACCCTTTAAACTTTTCTTTTAGTTTGTCAAATAGTTGACCTATCTGCTCTCCAAATAACCCAATGACAGCAACAATTGCACCTATACCAGTAGCAGCTAAAGCAATTTTAACCCCGTTAAGAGTTTTAATCATGTTGATGAAACCACTATTAACCGCTTTGATTGCAGGTACAAATTCTTTTAAGTCTCGTAAGCCTTGTGCAAATACCATTGCACCTTGAACACGGATCAGAATTTTATTTAAGTCTTCACTTTCAGAGCCAAACAAAGCCGTAGCACCTGCCGCAATCTCAAATCCTGCTGCAACACCTTGAACTGCTCTAAACATTTGGTCAATGCCGCCTTTGTTAGCGTCAATGGCTTGGTCTAATTGTTCAAGTTGCCCCTTGTACTGACCTGCTCTTTTGATTGCCTCTTGTGTGCGTTCATCATTAATGCCGTATTGCAGAGCGAGAGCCTCAACTTCTCGTTGGGTTTTTGCAACCGCATCGCCTAAATCTTCAAAGCCTTGTGCTGCTTGTTTGACCGTAGCCGTTCCGTCTACGTTTACATCTATATTAACTGAAGTTTCTATTGCCATTTTAATGTCCGTGTGTTATTATCCAATATTGAGTGCCATCACTAACTACTTGGTCGTAGCCGTTTTTGGCGTTATCTGTGTGAGAGGTTGCGTCATCTATCAAAATTGAACCATCTCCAGCGTTAATGGTTACCGAGTGATTAGATGCAGTCTTCTTAACCG